GACGGATCTTTCACCGTTGCCGTCAGCTGCACGCTGTCGCTGTTATTCGTCACCACCTGTTGAGCAGGGATGTTCAGGGTGACCTGCGCGTTGCTGGTATCGGGCGCAATATTGACTGTCTTCGTATCTCTATTGCCGTTAAGCAGTATGGCTTCGGCTGTATGAACACCCAAAACCGTGCCCTTAAGGGTAACTTCAGCAATACCGTTCTCATTAGTATTACGCGTGTTCAGACTCAGTTGCGTGTCTGCGGGGGAGGTGCGGAAGACTACTGACAGATTTTTAACCACGTTATCAAAAGGATCTTTTACTGTTGCTGTCAGCGTCGTCTCATCCACGCCATTCCCAATGATTTCCGCTTTCGATGTTTGCAGAACGACAACTGCGCTGTCTTTATCCGCCACAAACGTCATTGGCTGTGTATCGCTGACATTGCTGTTAGCCAGACGAGCCGTGATCATATGCGTGCCCGCTAACGTGCCGGTCAGGGAGGCGATTGCAACCCCGTTACTATCCGTCATGCCTTTTCCGCCGTTACTAATCGAGAACCGACTTGCGACGTCGTTTGGCACAGTGAAGGTGATTTCTTTATCTTTTAGTGGGTTGCCATTTTTATCCTGCAAGGTTGCAGTCATATGTTGCGGAGCTGTGTTGGTGACGGTGATATCACCTGAAGGCACACTGAGGGTCAGGGCAGCAGTACTTTGATCACCGATAAAATTCACCTGTTGATTGGCCTGGGAACCAGAGCTCACAGAGGCCGTAACTCTATAATCACCGTTTTTTAAACTGGTCAGCGTAGCTGTGGCGATCCCGTCGTGGCTATTCACTTCGGTTTGGCTCAGTTTCGCCTCTGCTGAATTAACATTGAAGGTGACCTTGACGTCATTGAGCAGGTTGCCTTTTGCATCCCGGACTGTCGCGGTCATTGTGGCGCTGTCATTGCCGTCAGCGACCACTTCATTTTTCGACTTCTGCAGATCAACCTGTGCGGTACTTGAGTCACCGACAAAACTGACGATTAACGTTTGTTTCACGCCATTTTCAAGGGTGACTTCAACCGTGTTGTCTTCCTGCTTACTACTTTTCAGATCAAAAGTCGCCAGACCATTAACATCCGTTTTTGCGGTGTTTTGATTGTTGAAGGAAGTTGCCGATCCGTTTAATACCGCAAACGTGACGGTATGATCATTGATTGGGTTGCTTCCCTCATCAGCGACATTGACCGAGACGGTGTTTGCTGCATTCTCATTGGCGAGCACACCATTATTGCTGGCAGATAATGTCGCAATTTTCGCTGACTGCGGGTTGGCGTCGATGATAAATCCAGCGGTATGCAAATCTTCATTCCAGTTTTGCATTAACAGCTTCGCAGTAAGCCCACTGCCTTTGGTATAGGCGGTATAGGTCGCCTTATAGACGCCATCTGCGGTTTCTTTCCAGTCAGTAGTGACTCCTGGTTTCACGTTGTCGATGCTGACTGCAGTATTCAGTTGCTGTTTTTGCTCCTTAACAGGTTTGTCATTTTCATCTCTTAGTTCTACCGTCACCTCGATAGGATTGCCGGAGAGATAACGGTCCTTATCAATCTTAATTGACGAGTGAGTTCGGGATGACGAAACAGAAATGATATTCACCACGGCGGGGGCTTTAGCTGCATCTACACCGTTCAGCTGTGGCATCAGCGTTAGCGTGCCAGACATCGCTCCTGTGGTCAGGACTTGGGTATAGCTTCCGTCACCATTATCTTTCCAGTCAGAAAGGGTGATGTCCTGAACACCTTCGTGACGCGTCGAGAGCACCAGCCCGATAACAGGATTACCAGCTGCATCATGAGCAATAAAAGTCAGTGTGGCGGTTGAATGGGAATCCGCACTCAATGTTTGGGTACTTAACGATACCGAGGAATCTTTCTGGCTTAGCGCAGGTGCCTGAACGACCACCATGCTTTGTTCACGATTCGAAAAATTGCCTTTGACATCTTCAGCGGTGACTTCAATCGGCCAGGTGTTATCGGTTTCTGGCGTACTGGTGAACCGGTAACCCGGCAGGGTAACCAGAATATCTTTACCCGTTGTGACCACTTTACCACCGGCAGCTTCCAGAGCGGTGGCTTCGACGTTATAGCCTTTCAGGGCATATTTGGTTTGTAGCGATGAAACCAGTGATTTCACTTCTCCTGACTTCCCTGTCACGGGGTCTGTCAGGGTCAGGCGAACCAGTTCTTTTTTGCGATATTCCAGAACGATGTTGTTGTTGCGATCCACCAGATCATAACGGCTGCCTGCAAGGCTACGCC